TGGCTGGTGAAGTTCCAATCCCTGACCATATACCACGTGAGCAAGCTAAGATGCTTGTTAAGCCTTCTAACTGGTCGTTCTATACGCAACCCGCTGGGATGGTTGCAGAGAAAAATGAAGAAGGGGAAATAGAAGGTTACATTCCCAATCCAGAAGCTGAGAATCTAAGTAACATGCTGCAAAGCTATTACCCTAATCTAGTGCAGGGTAAGACTAAAAGCTGGATTGATGTATATGTAATGAATCAATTAGGCCATATACAGGACGGTAAACCTGTGTATCCTATGTTTGCTAGTGATGTTCACGTTGCCAAAGAGGAAATACCTATTGCTGCCGCTACGCCCGTTTATGTGGGTATTGATTTTGGTCTTACTCCTGCTGCTGTATTTGCTCAAAAAGTTAGAGGGCGGTGGCTGGTTCAGTCTGAAATAGTTGCTATTGATATGGGCATTGTGCGATTTGCCGAAGTGCTAAGGAATGAGCTATCAACCCGCTTTGCTGCTGCTGGTGAGGTTATTATCTATGGTGATCCTGCTGGTGACTTTAGAGCGCAAACAGATGAATCAACACCATTCCATATTCTTCGCGGTGCGGGGCTTCGTGCTTTTCCTGCGCCTTCTAATTCTGTTGACCTTCGCCTTGAGTCGGTTTCCTCCCAACTGACAAAAATGGTGGAGGGCAAGCCTGCGTTACTTGTAGATCGGCGGTGCGCCACTCTTATCAAAGGATTTGAGAGCGGATACTCCTACAAACGTATGGAAGTTTCGGGTGAGAGGTACGCCGATAAGCCCGATAAGAATATGTTTAGCCACGTACATGACGCAGCACAGTACCTTTTCTTAGGTGCTGGTGAAGGTCGCGCATTAATGAATAGTCAAAAACCTATGCAACCAACTATCGCAAAACGGAATTTTGATGTGTTTAGTAAGACTGGTCGCAGTACACGCAGAAAGCAGAGCGTTTGGGCGCGACTTTAATTTGTGCATTGAATATATAAAGCCTTTGTGCATACAGGGAGCAAAGGAGATCCGAAATGTGTTTTAGTTCTAAGCCTGCCCCAGTATCAAGACCTGATCCTAAAGTTCAGGAAGATGCTAATAAAGCAGCAGCGCAAGCGCGCGTTGAAGCGGAAGCCGCAAAGCGCAAAGAAATTGAAAAATTAGCGCAATCTAAACGAGAAGATATTGACGAAGCACTTGATTCTCGCACAGCAAGAGATGGTGGCTCTGGTGGGGGTAAAGGGCGCAGATCGTTATTTACTTCTCAATCTGGTGGCGCGGGTTATTTAAGTAGGTTTGGTTAATGGATTACAACAACAACCCTATCGCTAATCAAAAGATAAAGCGATACGAAAAGGCAAAGTCGAAAAGAGATAATTGGGTTCCTTTATTTGAGGAATGTTATGAGTACGCTCTGCCAATGCGTGAATCTTTTTACTATGAAGAAGCTGGTCAGCGCAGGGATGATCGCATCTTTGATGAAACGGCTGTTGTTGGCGTTCAAGAATTTGCCAGTAGGTTGCAATCTGGCCTAGTTCCTAACTTTGCTAGGTGGGCTGATTTAATGTCTGGTAGTGAAGTGCCAGAAGAAGAACGTGATCTTGTTAATAATGAGCTAGATAAAGTAACGGATTACGTTTTTGAAATTCTGCAAAACTCTAACTTTAGCCAAGAGGTTCATGAGTCGTTTATGGATTTAGCTGTTGGCACTGGCGTTCTTTGTGTTGAAGAAGGGGATGCAATTAATCCTGTTATTTTCACTGCAATTCCTTTGCCTCATGTGGTGTTAGATGCTGGCCCAAACGATGACATTGACCATGTTTTTAGGGAAAGAAAAAAAGTTCCTTTTGATTCCTTAATATATATGTTCCCAAAAGCAAAACTTGGCCCTGCCTTGCAAGAGCAAATGGGCAAGGATCGTGAAACAACCATTCTGGAAGTTGTTTGTAAAGACTACACTAGGCCAAATGAAGAATGTTACTATCATTATGTTCTGTGCTTAACGACTAAAACTATTGTCTATCAGCGCGAAATGAAAGGTCTTGGCTCTAATCCATTTGTTTGTTTCCGCTGGTCTAAGTGTGCTGGCGAAGTTTATGGGCGCGGCCCTTTGCTCAACGGATTATCTGCAATTAAAACTACTAACCTTACTATTGAGTTAATTCTTGAAAATGCTCAAATGTCTATTGCTGGTATTTATCAAGTTGATGACGATGGGGTAATTAACCCTGACACAATAAGTCTAGTGCCCGGTTCTATTATACCAAAAGCTATGGGAAGTTCTGGATTGCAGCCATTACCCGCTGCTGGCAACTTTGATGTTGCTCAACTTGTCCTTTCTGACATGCGCCTCAACATTAAACGCGCATTGTATAATGATATGCTTGGTAATCCTGATAAAACTCCCGCATCTGCTACTGAGGTTGCGGAGCGTATGGCTGATTTATCTCGGCGTATTGGTTCTGCATTTGGTAGATTGCAAGCTGAATTGGTACAGCCAGTGTTGCAGCGTGTAATTTACATACTTAAAAAGCAAGGACGCATAGAAATACCACAGGTAAATGGGCGCGAAGTAAAGGTGCGCTCTGTTTCTCCGCTTGCTCAAGCACAGTCCAATCAAGATATAACGACTGTAGCTAGGTTTCTTGAGTTGGTGGCTGGAACCTTTGGGCCAGAAATGATGCAGATATTAATTGATAGTGAAGAAACTGCCGTTTATCTTGCTAAGAAATTTGGTGTTCCTGATAGCTTGATTCGTGATGAAGAAGAACGTAAAGCTATGACTGCAATGGCGCAGCAAATGGCACAGCAGCAGATGCAACAACAGCAACCGCAGCAAGGCCCACCACAGGAGCAAATGAGTGGCGAACAAATCCCCAATTAATCTTGGAATTGATGGAGTTCAAAGAAGTAAGGCTAATGACCAAAACATTAGCGTTACCGTTGCAGAGGTTTTTTCATCCCCTTCTGGCGAGGCTGTTCTAAACTACTTAAAATCTATTACTATAAATATGGTGCATGGCCCTGATGTTTCTACGGAAAGTCTTAGGCACATTGAGGGCCAACGCTTTATTGTAGGATTAATAGAGCAAAGAATAGCACACGGTCACAGGAGCAAAAAATGAGCGACAGTTTAGTTTCCGAAGAAGCAACGGAAGAAGTTGCTGTAGAGTCTGAGATTAATACAGAATCAACAGGCGATCCTATTTTTGAAACAGATGAAAAAGTTGAAGGCGAAGAATTACTATTAGGCAAATACAAAACACCTGATGATTTAGCCAAGGCTTACAAGGAACTTGAATCAAAACTTGGGGGTAAAGAAGATGACTTACGCTCTAAGTTAATGGAAGAAATAAAAGAAGAAGCATTTAAAGATCGGCCAGAATCTTCTGGCGATTACATCCTTCCAGATACAGTAGATTCAGAAACTGCCGTTGATAATGAGTTGCTTCAATGGTGGTCGGAACATGCTTTTGAAAATGGTTATGGGCAAGAAGAATTTACTAAGGGCATAGAAATGTATATGTCTGCTGTAGGAAACTCTGGCCCAAATCTTGATGATGAAGCTGCAAAGCTAGGAGAAAACTCTAGTGATCGAATTAACTCAGTTAATATGTTTGCTAATAAGTTCTTTCCTAAAGAGGCGTTTCCAGCAATAGAACGCATGTGTGAAACTCATGAGGGCGTTCTTGCTTTAGAACATATTATGAGTTCATTAAAGGAAGATAACTTTTCTGGATCAACTGAACCTACTGCTGGAATTACTCAACAAGACTTAGAGGAAATGATGCGCGATGAACGCTACCATAACCCCGCAAAACAAGACAGGTATTTCATTGAAGAAGTCAGGAAGGGCTATCAGCAATTATATGGGTGATGTTGTTTTGCGCTCACATGGCCTTAGTTTAGTTAAGCTAAAGCCATGTCATATCTTTCCTTTCTTGCAGGATATGAGCATAGAAAACAAAAGAGAGTTTAGTGAGTTATATAAACTTGATCCTTTAGAATCATTACTGCGATGCCTTAATGACGATATGGTTTTTGCTGTGGTTAAGGGCGATAGGCCCTTAGCTATTACTGGAATAAACGAACACTCGCAAATGTGGGCCTTGTTTTCTAAGTATATGAAGCAGAATTGGATTAGATTTGCTAGGGCGTCACCTGATTTAATAGGTTTTTATCACTTATATCACGATCAAATAAGCTGTTATGTATGGACAGAAAGCGATATGATTGTTCAGTGGCTTGCTTATTTAGAGTTTGAACCAATTTTTATTAGCAAAGAAAGCAATGTATTGCATTTTGTGCGTTGCAATTTAGATAGCAACAATACTAACAGTCGCATATCACGGCCTGTCATGCACTGAGTAGCCCATTTGGATACCTACGTTGAAGTAAACAGACGGACACCCGTTAATGTTTTCTTTAATAAGGACTCTTGAAATGGCGAATACAATCGACACAGCCTTTATCAAGCAGTTTAATGCAGAGGTACATTTAGCGTATCAGCGTATGGGTTCTAAACTCCGTAACACTGTGCGTTCTTCAACTGTATCTGCATCAACTGCTCGGTTTCAAAAAATTGGCACTGGCTCTGCCTCTACTAAATCGCGCAATGGTTCGGTAACACCGATGGAAT